TTCAGGCCGTCGAGCAAGTTCGCGCCGCTGTCCGCTGACGCGCACACGCTCGACGGCCTGAACGTCTACGGCGCGATCGTCGATGAACTCCACGCGCATCCAACGCGCGACGTGTGGGACGTGCTCGACACCGCCACCGGCGCGCGCGATCAATCGCTGATCCTAGCGATCACCACGGCAGGCGTCGACATCGGCGGGATCTGTTACGAAAAGCTGACCTACCTGCACAAGATCCTTGAACGCGCGCTCGACGACGACGAGTTTTTCGGCGTGGAGTACACGATCGACGAGGGCGATGACTGGCGCACCGAGGCCGCCTGGCGCAAGGCCAACCCGAATTACGGCGTCAGCGTGCGGCCCGACGATCTCAAGCGCAAGGCGCGCGAGGCCTCACACTCACCGGCCGCGACAAACAACTTCCTCACCAAGCACTGCAACGTGTGGGTCCGCGCCGAATCGACCTGGATGCCGATGGCGGAATGGATCCGCTGTGGCGACAGCACGCTGCGGATCGAGGACTTCGTCGGGTTTCCGTGCTGGATCGGTGTCGACCTCGCGGAGGTCCGCGACTTCGCGGCGATCGTGGCGCTGTTCCGGCCGACCGCGAAGCAATACGTCGTGTTTGGCAAGTTTTTTCTACCGGAGAAAACGATCGAGCGATCGCCGATCGCGCAGATGGCCGGCTGGGCGGAGCGCGGCCACATTATCGCGACCGACGGCGACCAGGCGGATTACCAGCTGATCGAGGACGAGATCGTCAATTGGTGCGACGTCCTGGAGGACGTTCGCGAGATCGACTTCGATCGCGCGCTCGCGTCACGCATGGCGCCGAACCTCAAAACGCGGCTGCAGCCGCGCATGGGCAAAGACGGCGTCGATCAGTTCGTGATCACGGTGCCGCAGAACGTCGAGACGATGAACCCGGCTATGCAGCTGGTGGAGAGTCTGACGCTCGGCGCCAACATCCGGCACGAAGCGAACCCGGCTTTTAACTGGATGTGGAGCAACGTCGTCGTCGAGCGCAACTACAAAGACGAAATTTATCCGCGCAAGGCCGGCGGCAAAGACTCACCAAACAAGATCGACGGCCCGGTCGCCACGCTGACCGCGATCAGCCGCGCCTCGCAGGTCGTGGTCGGGCCGCCGCGGCGCCGCGGCCGCGTGAGCCGCTGGACGCCGAACGGGTTCGTGCCGGTGACGCCGGCGCCGACAGAAGGGCAGGCGACGCCGTGACAGTTACCACGATCACGATCGACTCGACGTCCTGGACGCCGGTAACGGCGACGCGCAATTGCGACTACCTGTGGATCCGTAAGCTGCCGGTGTCCGTGCTGATGGTCACCAGCCTCGGCGGCCATCAACAGACGTTTCTCGCCGGCGAAGAGATCCCGCGCGAGCGGCTGCCATTTGCGCCGCGGCCCGGCTACGACGCACACAACAGCGGCTCGGGCCGCCGCTACGCCGCCGGCGACGTCGCCTTCTACCTGCAATCCACGTCGGGCACACAGACGCTAGAGCAGATCGAGGAATCCTAACCATGCGTATTGCGGTGTACAGCGAACTGAACGGCGCCGGCGACGCCGCGCACCAGGTGGCGGAGCAGCTCGCGGCCGCGCTGCGGACGCGGCTCGGCGCCGGCGGCTACGCCACCGTCGACCGGCCGCTCACCACGATCGAGCAGCTCCGCGGCTGGTACGCGATCAAGGTCTCCGCCGGCTATAGCGAGGGCGGCGCGATCGTCCTGGACGGGATCGACAGTCCGCTGGAGGCGGAGATCGCGCGGCACATTTCACGGCTGACGCACCGCGACGTCGCCTTGCGGCGCCGCGGCGGTGACACGTTCTCGCCGGCGTCGCTGCACGTGTTCGTCGATTACCGGGACGAGGCCGCGCACCGCGACGTCGAGCTGGGGATCTTCCGCGGCCTCGACACCGTGCTGCGCGCGCGCCGCGGATTCCGCGCCTGGCTGGCGGGCGTGCTGGGCGCGCTGCTGCTCGTCACCGCGGCGCCGGCGCACGCGCAAACGCAAAACATCCGTGTCGTCGATGAGACCGGCTCGCCGCTGACCGTGGGCGACAGCGCCAGCGGCGCGATCAAGGTGAAGTGCATCGGCGGTACGTGCAGCGGCGGCGGCGGCGCCAGCGACATCACGACGTCGGCGGCGGTGACCGGCGTCGCCGGGCAGAATATCGATCTGGCGTTCACGCAGCCGACCGCGACCGTGGCGGTCTCGTGGGATGTGGCGTGGTCGGGTACGGTGTCCTGGTTTGCCACGGTCGACGGCACCAACTACAAGCCGACGCTGTGCGTGGATGCGAGCAGCGGCACCGGCCACGTGTCCGCGTTTACGGCGACGGGATCGCAGCGGTTTTACACGTGCCCGGTCGCCGGCTTCGCTGGGTTCCGCGTCAACATCACGGTGTATACGTCGGGCACGCCCACGATCACGATCCGCGGCACGACCGGCCACTGGGGCGATCCGTTCGCGTCGCAATTCCTCAACACGATCAACAGCACGCTCGTCGGCGGGATCGCGGTCACCGCCTCGCAACCGACCGGATCGAATCTGCATATCACGTGCGACAGCGGCTGCGGCTCGCCGCCGGCGACGGCGGACGGCTCCGCGTTCACCGCCGGATCGACGAACGTGACGCCGATCGCCGCGGTCGTCGATGACGCCAGCACCACCACGGTCGCCGAGGACGCCTACGGCGCGCCGCGCATGTCAACAAATCGGGTCCTGTATGTGGACCTCAAGCAAACGCAGGCGAACGCGACCGCGCTCAAGGTGGACGGCTCCGCGGTGACACAGCCGACCTCTAACGCCACGCTGAACGGCGTCGCGGCGAATCCCGGGTTCGATGCCAGCCAGGCGATCGCGGTGCAAGGGGTTACCAGCGGCCAGCCGCTCGCCGTCAGCGGTACGGTCGCCGTGAGTAACACGTTTCTGCGCGAGTCCATCTACACCGGCCGCACGCCGGCGGGCGCCTCACCGGCCGACAACGAGAGCAACACCAATACCGCGCTGTCGCGGATCGGCACGTTTCCGTTCGTGTGGGACTCGGTCGGCGGCAATTGGGATCGCTGGACCGGCGCAGTCACCGGGTCGGGCAACTTCACCGTCGTGCAGCCAACGGCGTCGAACCTGAACGTCAGCGCGACGCAAGGCACCGCCGCGGCACTCTCGCTCGGTTGGCCGGTGAAGGTCACCGACGGTAGTCAGATGGCCGCGGTGAAGGGCATCTCGACGGCCGCGGCCGCGGCGGATCCGTCGCTCGTCGTGGCGGTGTCGCCGAATTCGCCATTGCCGACCGGCACGAACTCGATCGGCGCCGTGACCGCGAACGCCGGCACGAACCTGAACACCAGCGCGCTCGCGCTCAGCGCCACGCAGACCGACCGCACGCAGAAAACGCAGATCACCGACGGCACGCGCGACGGCACGGTGAAGGCGGCGAGCACGCTGCCGGCCGCCACGGATACCGCGCTCGTCGTCACCACGCGCGACACCGTCACGGTCGGCGGCACGGTCACCGCGAACCAGGGCACCGCGAACGCGACGCCGTGGAATGAGAACACCGCGCAGATCGGCGGCTCCACGGTCAGCACCGCCGCGACCGGCGTGCAAAAGGTCGGCGTCGTGGGCAACGCCGGCGCCGCGTTCGACGCCGCCAACAACGGCGCCGCGCCGGCCAACGTGCTCGCGATCGGCGTCGAGGCGCGGTCCTCCACACCGACAGCCGGCACGAACGGCAACGTCATACGCTCCGCCGGCGACCTGGCGGGGAACCAATACAACGTGCTGCCGATCTCGTGGAGCTGCAACCAGCAAGGCCTCGCCGCCTCGCTCACGCAGTGCCAGGCCGCGCCGGCCAGCGGCTACAGCCTGTACCTCACGTCGATCATTGCCACGACGACGACCGGCACCGCCGGCACGTTTGCCGTGCGGTACGGGACCGGCAGCAATTGCGGCACCGGCACGACCGGACTGTGGCCGCAGCCTGGCGGCACGACGCCGAGCCGCACGGTCACCGCGCCGATCAGCACCGCCGCGCCGATGGTGATCAACCTCGGCCCGGTCGGGATCAAGGTCACCGCCGCAAACGCGATCTGTGTGATCGGCACCGCCACCAACACGATCGACATCGTGTTGTCGGGCTACACCGCGCCGTAAGGGGAGAAACGATCAATGCGTCACGCACTACTCGCCGCGGCCGCGGCCGTCGTCCGCCGCCTCGCCGACAACCTCCAGGAGCTGTTACTCGCGACCGCGCTGGCGCTGATCGCGCGCGGGCTGCTGGAGGTCTGGCACGCCGGCGCCTATCTGGTGCCGGGCCTCGTGCTGCTGTGGATCGCGCTGCCAACCCGGCACCGATTCGTCGTCGAGGACGTTCAGCGGAGGAAATAGACATGGGGTTTTTAGAACGAGGCCTGTCGACCGTGGCCAGGCCGCGGCGACAAGCCGCCTGGGGCGGCGCCGACGACGATCGCTGGTTCGTGCCGGCCGCGTGGATCGGATCGCGATCGACCGCCGGCGTGATGGTCTCACCGGAGGGCGCGCTCGCCGGCCTCTCCGCGGTGTATTGCGCGGTGACGTCGATCGCCGGCGACATCGGCGCGCTGTCGTGTGAGTTTTTCAAACGGCGCGCCGGCGGCCGCGGCCGCGATCGGATCGGCCTCGGGGAACCCGGGATCGGCGCCGTCGCGGAGCTGCTCGGCGTCCAGCCGAACGAATGGCAGACCGCAAAAGATTTCTGGACGATGATGGTCGGCCATCTGCTGCTACGGGCGACGGCCTACGCCGAGATCGTCTACCAGCCTGGCGGAACCTACATTGATCAGCTGATCCCGCGGCACCCCGATCGCGTCAAACCGCTGCGCCTCAAAACCGGGCGCCTGGTGTTCGCGATCACGCGGCCCGACGGAACGGTCGACGTCCGTACGCAAGATGAAATGTTCGTGCTCCGCGAAATGTCGTTCGACGGCATCACCGGCGCCGCGGCGACCACCTACGGCGCGCAAGCGCTCGGCACCGCGATCGCCGCGGAGCAGTTCGCCGGTAACTTTTTCCGCCAGGGCGCCAGCGCATCCAAAGCGATCGTGCACAAAGGCGGCGAGCTGGGCGAGGGCGAAAAAAAAGAGCTGCACGAATCGATCGCGCGGTACATGGCCGGCGCGCAGAACGCCGGCGGGTTCCTGGTGATCGAGGACGACATCGAGATCCAGGATCTCGCCTTCGATCCGCAAAAGGCGCAGCTGCTGGATACGCGCGAGCGCGGCATCAAAGAGGTCGCGCGGCTGTGGAAATTCCCGGCACACAAGCTGGAGGCGGAGCAGCAGACGCAGGCCTATGCGGCGCGCGAGCAAGCCAATCTCGAGTACGTGATGACGTGCTTGCGGCCGATCATCGTCGGGATCGAGCAGAGCATCACGCGCGATCTGATCATCCAGCGCGACCGCTACCTGGCGAAATTCTCGATTAAAGACCTGTTCCGCGGCGACATGAAAACGCTGGCGGATTACTACAAAAACGCGATCCGCAATCGCTGGATGACGCCGAACGAGGTCCGCGAAGAGCTGGACCTAAACCCGATCGACGGCGGCGACGAGCTGTGTCCGTGGAACACCACGACCGCCGCGATCGACGGCTCGGAAGGCGGCCAGGCGGCGCACGCGCCCGATCGCGCGGCACGGACGATCGGCAGCGGCCGCACCGCCCGGGCGGCGCTGCGCGCGACGCTGCTGGCGCACGACGCGGCGCTGCGCGTGATCCGCCGTGAGCGCGCGGCGGTCGAGAAGCTGGCCAAAAAGCACGCGGCCGACGGCGCCGGCTGGGCGGCCGCGCTCGACGAGTTCTATACCGAGCACACCGCGTTCATGGCGCAGACGCTGCGGATCGCCACCGACCAGGCGCGCGCGATCGCTGATGCGCACCGCGCCGCGCTGGTGGCGAAGGGCCTCGCCGTGCTCGACGACGCGTGGGAGCGGATCGCGGCGGAGGACCTGGCGGCGCTGGCGCTGGACGAGGCCGCATGAATACGCGCGTGCAGGTCTGTCGCGGACTGTCGCGGCGCAGCGGCCTACCTGGCTGGCGGCTGCTGTGGCGCGAGGGCGCCGGCTCGCACTGGCAGCGCCGGCGCCGCGATTACTGGACCGAATCCCGCGACGAGGCCGTCGCGCTGGCGCAGCTGCTGCGCGTGCCGGGCACCACGCTGGAGGCCGCGCAGGCCGCACTACTCACACGGAGGACGCCATGATCCGTCGCGGGCTGGCGCGGCTGCTGCTGCCGCGGATCCGCGTGCACGTCGACCTCCACCGCACGCTCGGCGCGCACCGCTCGCGGCACCGGATCCAGCTCGCCGGCGCGCGCGCCTGGCTGTGCGGCGTGCCGATCTCGATCGCCTTCGTTCGTTGGCTGGATCCGCTGACGGCCGCCACACGCTGCCGCCTCACGATTAACGCGCATCAATAGGGGAGACCGACCGCCATGTACGACCGAATTCTCAGAAAAGCGATCCGCACGCCGTGGGCGATCGAGCCAACCTACGCCGCGATCGTCCAGGACTTGCTCGGATTCCGCGCCGCCGGCGGCCGGCTGACCGAGGACGAGATCGTCGCGCGCATCGAGGCGCACACCGGCGAAAAGTTCGCCGGCAGCCGGCAGGCGCCGACGCCGAGCGGCTCGATCGCGGTGATTCCGATCTACGGCGTGATCGCGCACCGCGCCTTTGAGGCGAGCAGCGGGGCAACCTCCACGGAATACGTCGGCGCGCAGCTGCGGCGCGTGATGGCCGAGCCGTCGATCGGCACGATCCTGTTCGACGTGTCCTCACCGGGCGGCACGATCGAGGGCGTGCCGGAGCTGGCGGCCGCGATCGCCGCGGCGCGCAAAACGAAATACATCGTCGCCAGCTCAAACGCGCTGATGGCCTCGGCCGCGTACTGGATCGGCAGCCAGGCACACGAGGTCGTCGTGACGCCGAGCGGCGGCGTCGGCAGCGTGGGCGTGTTCACGCTCACGGAGGATTGGTCGGAAAAGCTGGCCCGCGACGGCGTGAAGATCAACGCGATCTCTGCCGGCGACTACAAACTAGAGGGCGCCTGGTGGGAGCCGCTGAGCGACGAGGCGCGCGCGTTCCTGCAACAGTCCGTCGACAGCGCGTACGCGTCGTTTACCGGCGCCGTCGCCAAAGGCCGCGGCACCACGGCGGCCACCGTCAAAAAGCAGTACGGCCAGGGCCGCTGCCTGGAGGCGGACGCCGCGCTCGCCGCCGGCATGGTCGACCGGATCGAAACGTTCGATCAGACGATCGCCCGGCTGCAGAAGGCCTCCGCCGCGGCCGGCGGCCGCGCCGGCGCCTCGGCGCTGCGCGCGATCGCCGCGAGCGGCCTCACCAACGCCAGGACCGCGGCCACGATCGCCGAGGACCTGGCCGACGACCAGGTGGCAGCGGACGCGGACGCGATCGCAATCGCCCGGGCACTCGCGGACCTGTGATCGCCGGCGGGCTAGTCGTGAATCGGCTAGAGCTGGATTTTACGGTCGGCCTCTCCGCGGCGACCGGACGCGAGCGCGACCGGCGCCGCGTCCAGGTCGACGTCGCCGTGGAGCGGCGCCGCCGCGGCCGGCCGGCGCGCGTGGACGGACAGCGCGCGTCGCGGCGGATCGAGTTTCGGCTGACCGTGGACGAAAACGCGCGCCTGGAGGCGCTGGCGCGGGAGAACGGGATCCCGATCGCCGCGCTGATCCGCGAAGCCGTGAACGAATTCGTCGCCGATTACGCCGAAGATCGGCGGCCGTTCGATTGTGTCCGGTAGAAATTCCGCCGGCGTCTGATACTCGGATCACAACAACGCGACGGCTGGCGCACCGCTGACGTTCAGAGAACGTCGCCGCGCCGGTAACGCAGCACAGCGGCCTCGGAGAGGCGCGCGAGCTGATACGGACCTTTGAAGGCGAGATCCGCCTTGCAACGGTGCGAGCAGCCGCGCGTCTTTTTTTGTCCCGCACAAGGGGGAGAAGCCGCAATGCAGTCAAACGACGCAGCCGTCGCCACCGGCGCCGCGAGCCGATTCTCGCAGGGGTCCAACCTCAAGGCGCTCCGCCAGCGCGCCGGCGAGATCCGAAACGAATTCAACGCGCTCGCCGTGGCCGCGACCGGCCGCGCGATGACCGCGGACGAGCGCACCAAGTTCGACGCGCTCAAGGCCGAGGCCGACACCAACAGCGAAATGCTCGCGCTCGCGGAGCGATTCAACGCGGACGAGCGCGCGCAGGCCGCCGTGATCGACGGCGACCAGGCCACGGCGGAGACCGCCGCGCGCGGCGCGCAGATCATCATGGGCGCCGACCGCTCGACGCTCGATAAGCTGCGCGGCTTCAAATCGCTCGCGCACTTCGCCCGCGACGTCAAGGCGGCGTGCGTGCCTGGCGGCCGCATGTCCTCGCTGCTCGCGCGCCTCTACGCGGCGCCGTCCAGCGTCTCGCAAGAGGGCGGCACGTCGGAGGGCTACGAAGTGCCGGCGGCGTTTTCCGAGAGCATTTTCCAACTCGTGTTCGCGCCCGACGGTTTGCTGGAAAAGGTGAACCCGGAACCGACCGCGAAAAACGCGGTCGACCTGGAAGGCGACGAAACGACGCCCTGGGGATCGAGCGGCGTTCAGGCGAAGTGGCGCGCGGAAGGCGTGCAGATGGTCGGCAGCAAGGCCTCGACGAATCTGCGCACCGTGCGGCTGCACGAGCTGTTTGCCTTCGTCACCGCCTCGCAGGAGCTGCTCGAAGATTCGCCGCGCCTCAACGATCGGCTGACGACCAAAGCCGCGGCCGCGATCAAGTGGAAGGCCGACGAGGCGCTGATGTTCGGCACCGGCGCCGGCCAGCCGCTCGGCTGGATGAACGCGGCGTGCCTCGTCACGCAGGCGATTGAAGGCGGCCAGGCCACCGCGACGATCGTGATCGCGAACATTCTCAAGATGTTCTCGCGGCTGTTGGCACAGGGCGGCTCGCCGTTCTGGATCCTCAACCGCGACACGATCCCGCAGCTGGCCACGATCCAGATCGGGAACTATCCGGTGTTTGTGCCGCCGATGTCGGGGATCGCCGCGGCGCCCAACGGCACGCTGCTCGGGCTGCCGATCATGTACTCCGAGCACGCGCAGACGCTCGGCACCAAAGGCGACGTGCAGCTGGTGAACCCGTTCGGCTATTACGCCACCGTGAAAACGGGCGACGGAGAGAACGCCGGCACGCCGGGGCTGGAGTTCGCGTCGAGCATCCATCTGTATTTCGACTACAACCTCACCGCCTTCCGCTGGACGTTCCGGCTCGGCGGTCAGCCGTACCTCAGCGCCGCGGTGTCGCCGGCGAAGGGTTCCAACACCAAATCACATTTTGTGACGCTGGCGGCGCGGCCGTAGGGCTGACGACGCACTGAGATCGCCGCGGCCGGCAGACGCTGGCCGCGGCACCGTTCCGAAATTTTCAGGTTAGGGAGACGACGAATCATGTCAATGCCGAACATCAAGCCGAGCGACAAGATCGCGGTCGGCGCTGTGCTCGATCCGGTCTCGCAGGCGGCGGCGACGGTCACGACCGGCTGGGTCTCGATGCAGGTCGCGGAAAACTTGCTCGCGATCCTCCAGGTCGGCGCCTTCGGTGCCTCGGCCACGGTCGACGCCAAGCTGCAGCAGGCGAGCGACAGCACCGGCACCGGCGCGAAGGACATCACCGGCAAGGCGATCACGCAGATGGTCGCGGCTGGCGGCAACAACAAGCAAATCATGATCAACGTCCGCTCCGAGGAGCTGGACGTGACGAACGCATTTTGCTTCGTGCGTCTGTCCGTCACGGTCGGCACCGCGGCGACCTTGATCTCCGCGCTGTTGCTCCAGCTCGACGGCCGCTACCAGCCGATCGCGCAGCCGGCCAGCGTGACGCAGACGATCAGCTAAGCGGCTGATTTACCAATGGCGGCCGTTTAGTCGGCCGCCGCTCTTTTCCTCTGTAGAGCGATGAGCAGCAGCCTATCACTCGTCGCGGCGCCGGCCGTCGAACCGATCACGGTGCTAGAGGCAAAGCGGCATCTGCGCCTCGACACCAGCGACGGCGAGCCGGCGCCCGCGGCGCCCACGGTGGCGCTCGCCGGCGTCGGCGCCGGCAACGTCGACAACGGCGCGCACCGTTACCTCGTCACGTTTGTGACCGCGGACGGTGAAACCGACGCCGGCGTCCTCAGCGCCGTCGTGACGGTAGCGGACAAAACCACCAACGGCAAAACGCAAGTGTCGGCGATCCCGGTCGGCGGCGCCGCGGTCACCGCGCGCAAGCTCTATCGCACCGTCGCCGGCGGCGCTGTCGCGCTGTTCCTGGCCACGATCGCCGATAACACGACGACCACGTATCTCGATAACACCGCCGACAGTGCGCTCGGCGTCCAGGCACCGACCACCAACACCACGGTCGATCCGACGATCGTGATGGTGATCAGCGCCGCGCGTGAGCGCGCGGAGGCCTTCACCGGCCGCCAGCTGATCACCGCGACCTGGGATCTGGTGCTCGACGAGTTTCCGTGCGGGCTGCAGCCGTATGAGCTGGGCGCGCACTGGACGCACGACCGCGTCGGCAACATGTTTCTGGACATTCCCAAGCCGCCGCTGCAGAGCATCACGACGATCACCTACGTCGATACGGCCGGCCAATCGCAGACGTGGAGCTCCAGCAATTACCTCGTCGATGCGCCGAGCGGGCCGCGCTGCCGCCGCGGGCGCGTGGCGCCGGCGTACGGCGTCGTGTGGCCATTCACGCAGGCGCAGATCAAGGCCGCGACCGTGCGCTTCGTCGCCGGCTACGGCGCCACCGGCGCCTCGGTGCCGGCGCTGCTGCGCCAGGCGCTACTCATGGATCTGTCGGCGCTCTACGAGCACCGCGGGGACGACGGCGGCGTGGTGCCGCTGCCGGCCGGCGCGGCGTCCATTTACCGCGCGCACCGCACGTACGCGCTGTCGAGGACGTGATGGCGACCACGATCGGCGCCATGCGCGAGCGGATCACGATCCAGCGCCAGGTGAAAACGCCCGACGGCCAGGGCGGCCACGTGGTCGCCTGGACGGTCCGCGCCGTCGTGGCGGCCGCGCTCGTGGCGCTGAGCGGCCGCGAGGCGCTGGCGGCGGCGCAGATTACCGCCACATTTGCGCGCGCGTTTGTGATCCGGTACCGCGACGACGTCTCGGTCACCGATCGGATCGTGTGGAACGGCCGCACGCTGCAGATCGAGAGCGCGGTCGATCCCGACGACGACTATCGGTTTCTGCGCCTCACGTGCAGCGAGGTCCAGGCGTGAGTTACTCGGCACTCGCGCCGGTCTCCGCCGCGGTGTACGCCGCGCTGAACGTCGCCGCGCTGACCGCGATCGCGCCGGGCGGCGTGTGCGATGACGTGGCGCAGTCGACCGGGTTTCCGTTCGTGCTCTACGACATCGACGAAGAGCCGCAGCAAGGTTTCGGCGTGCAGCCAGGCGTCGCCGGCTGGCTGCCGCAGATCAATTTAACGGTGCACGTCTACAGCCAGTACCAAGGCCTCGCCGAGGCGCGAAGCGTGCTCGCAAAGGTCACCGAGCTGCTGCAGCAGCCATTGCCGGTCGACGGTTTCTCGAGCTGGGCGATCTTCTACGACGGCGCGATCCCGATCGGCGATGAACTCGTCGCCGGCGTGAAGTGCAAAGAGCTGGTCGGCAAGTACCGATTGTTCGTGGAGAACGTCGACGGTACCGGCGTCTCTAACTTCATCGACGCGGGCTGGGCGCAATGAGTCTTACACCGGCGCTGTTCCAATCGGCGAAGCCAGACGGCACCGACACCAGCAAGCTGCGGCCGTCAAACTGGAATCGCGTCGTCACGCTGATCAACAGCTTGCTCGACGGCGCCGACGCCGCGGGATCGCTGCTGCTGCGCGATCCGACCGACGTCACCGACGGCGCGGCCTGGCTGCCAGGCGTCGCCGTGGGATCGGTGCTCGTGTCTGGTGGCGTCGCCGCGGCGCCGGCGTGGAGCGCGGCGCCGCTGCTGACGTCGCTGCAAATTGCCGACGCCGGTCAGCCAAACCAGGTGATCACGGCGGCCGCGGCCGGCGTGATGAGTTTCCAGACCTCCGGCGGTGAACGGATGCGCCTGGACAGCTCGGGGCACATATTTCTGCCGAGTTCCGGCCAGATCGCCTGGACGACCGGCGCACCGAGCGGCACCGTCGATACGCTGCTCGTGCGTGACGCGGCGAGCGTGCTCGCGCTGCGCAGCGGCACCAGCGCGCAATCGTTCTACCTGTACAACACGTTCACCGACGCGTCGAATTATCGCCGGCTGAAGATCTCGACCGCCGGCGGCAATGTGGACATCACGCCAGACTGGGCCGGCACCGGGACCGCGTGGAACATGCGCCTCGGGAACACGTGGACGATCGCCGGCGCGACCGGCCATCTCACGACGACCGCGGACAACACGAACGACATCGGCGCCGCGGGCGCCAGCCGGCCGCGCAATCTGTTTCTCGGCGGCTCGGTCACCGCCAACGGCGCCAACCTCGGGTACTTAGTCACCGCCGCGACGACGAGCGCGGGGCCGCGCCTCACCGGCGTTTGGCTGCCGCGGATCGCCGATCTCAGCGCCAACATTCTGTACGACTATCAGGACGAGTACGCGTTCATCGACGGCCGCGGTGCGACGGTCTCCGTCTCGCCGGCGTCCACGTCTGGCGCCACGACCGATCTGTTCCACGACGACTCGGCGTCGCTGAACTGGGCGACCGGCCTCACCGGCGGCCAGGTCCAGATCACGATCGACCATTCGGCCACCGCGGCGATCGTGCCGAACCGCAACAACGGCAGTTATCAAATCGGGCTGACGTTCCGATCGGACTTCGTCGGGCCAGGGCATATCAAGATCGAGGCCTGGACGACCGCGGCCGGCGGATCGTTCTCCACGGTCTACGACGCAGACGTGACGATCTTCGGCGGCGCGTTTGGCTGCTGGGTCTCGCCGACGTTCGTCTCACCAGACGCGTCGTTCAACATGTACAAAACGCGGCTGACGCTGTCGCAGCTGCCGGATCCGACGACGGGCAATTTCCGCGTGCAGCGCGTGCAGCTCTATCACGCGACGTGTCCGTGGGATCCGTTCCACCTGAGTGTCGGCGGCGGCACGCTGTACGGCGCGCTGAGTTTTGCCGGCACCGCCGGCGGCGACACCACGCTGACGCGGAGCGCGGCCGGCAAGTTGTCGCTGAGCGGCACGACGCCAGTGTTGCAGCTGGGCGGCACGAGCGCGAGTTTCCCATCACTCAAACGCGACACGGTGTTCGTGCAGTTGCGCCTCGCCGACGACTCCGGCGTGTGCGGCGCCGCGACGGCCAGCCTGCCGGCGGCCGCGGCCGCGCGCGACGGGATCATCGGCTTCGATACCACGTTAAACGCACTGGTCTATTACGTCGGCGGCTCGCGATTCAAGCTCGCGGGGACGTCGTTCTAAGGGTTTGGCAATGGATGTCGAGCAGCACTTGAAAACGATGATCGGCGACCTGGTCGTCACCGTGGCGCGCCAGGCCGCGGAGATCGACGCGCTCCGCCAGCAGCTCCAGGCGCCGCCGGCGGCGCCGCCAGCGGAGCCGAAGCCGTGACGGAACAGCCGCGGATCCTGAACCCGCACGGTGCGCCGGCGCGGCCGACCGCGAAGCCGTGCGCGCAATGCGGCGCCGCGCCGGATCGGCGTGTGCCGGCGGCCGGCTTCGGGCCGGTGCGTTTGATCTGCGGCGCGTGCGGGTATGACGCGGAGGCGGCCTCGTGAACGGCCGCGATTACGTGGCGCTCGTGCGGCTGTCCGACAAAGCCGATCGCACGCTCGCGGACGTGGGCGAGCGGTGCGACCGCGTGCCGCCGGCCTCGCTGCCCGGGCTGCTGGAATCGGGGCGGATCGAATTTTTCGCGGCGCCGGCAGCGATGTCGGCGGCGCAGTGGGCAGACCTCGGTCGCCCGGGGGATCGATAGATGGCCGGCAAGGTCGGATCATCCAGTTTCAGCGTGCTGCTCGTGGACGGTTACAACTTGCTCGCCGCCAAAGTGCAGGGGATCACGCACAAGGTGGAAGCACTGATGCAGCCGAGCCACGGTCTCGGTGACGGCACCGAGGCCGCGGTGCCGACCGGCACGGTGCGCGCGTCGCTGGCGCAGATCGGCGGCTTTTTCGATGACAGCGCGAACGGCGTGCACACGATGCTCGCCGCGATCGCGAACCTGGCGGTCAGCCGGATCGTCGCGTATGCGTTTGCCGGCAACACGATCGGCAAGCCGTTTGTCGGCGCGCAAGGCGAGTACGCCATGTCGTACAGCGTCCTCGGCCAGGGCAGCAAGCTGACGAACGCGACGGTGGAGTACAGCGCCTCGGGCCAGGTGGACCGCGGTGTCGTGCTGCAAAACTGGACGGCGCGCGCGGCGACGTTCTCCACCAAAACCGACGGCGCCTCGGTGGATTTCACGCTCGATCCGTCACAGCGATCGATCCCGATCTCCTCGATCGGCACCGGCAACCCGGCCACGATTACGACCACGGTGCCGCATGGGCTGACGACCGGGCAAAAGATTCTGATCTCGGGCACCACGACGACGCCGAGCGTGAACGGCCAGCAGACCGTGACGGTCACCGGCACGCTGACGTTCACGATCCCGGTGAACGTGACGGTCGGCGCCGGCGCCGCTGGATCGTTTGTCCTGGCGAACACCGTCACCGGCGGCGTCGGGTATCTGCAAGTGAGCGATTACAGCGGCTTCACACAGGTCGTCGTGAAGATCCGCTCGTCGGCCGACGACATCACGTACGCGGATCTGATCACGTTCACCACGGTGACCGCGGCGCCGTTCGCCGATCGGCAGACGGTCGCCGGCACGGTCGATCGCTATCTGTGCGTCACCGGCACGGTGACCGGCTCGGGCACGCTGACGCCGTTTGTCGGGTTCGCGAGGACGTGATGAACGCGCAGCAGCTCGCCGAGGCCTTGCGCGATGCGACGGCGCTGGAGGCGCGCGCCCGGGCGTACTGGACGGCGCACAAAGACGATCTGCCGGAGCGCGACGCGTCGCTGGTGATCGTGCGGCACGCGACCGCCTTGCGGCGATCGCTGGAGCAGTGGATTTCCGCGCGCGCGCTGCGCGCGGCGCTCGGCAAGTAAGTAACACGGACGCGGAACGCCCGCCAGAACCCGCAGCTCGCTCGGAGCTGCCGCCACTGGCCGCCGGAATCGCCGCAACGCCCGCGAGGGCAGGAGTGACGAGACATGGCGGCAGGCAAGCACGGATCTTCCGAGATCACGATCGCATACGACGACGCACCAGGCGGCACGCTGCGCACGATCACCGCGTTCGTGCTGCAGATGGGCGCCGTGAAGATCACCGCCGGGATGCAGGCGAATACGCCGTTCGGCGCGACCGTCGAGGGGATGCTGCCGACCGGCGTCAGCAAGATCGACCAGATCACGATCCACGGCTACTGGGACGACACCGCCGTGAGCGGCCCGCACGTGGTGTTCATTGCGCCGGACACGAACCCGCAAGGCGCGACGCGCACGCTGCAGATCGTCTTTGGCAACGCGCGGACCTGGTCGTCGGAAGGGTTCCTCGTGTCGTACGCCGTGCTCGGCAAGGCCGGCAACCTCACGGAATTTGAAGCCGTGTTGCAGCAGAACTCGGGCGCCTGGTCGTAAGCCAGGCGCGACAGCCGTCACCGCGTCGGCCGGCCGCGCAGCGCGCGCGGTCCGCCGACGCCGTTTCACCTGGAGCGCAGACCGATGTCGATCTTTGCCAGTTTGACGACCACGACGATCCCGCTGCCGTTCGATCCGCCGCACACCGTGACGATCCAGAAACTCTCGGGCCGCCTGGTGGACGGCGCGCAGCTGGAACACATGCGCGGCTTTGTCGAGGGCCGCGGCCGCAATTGGGCGGTGAAGTTTCTCGCGCTCGCGCGCGCCGGCACGGCCAGCAATGTCGACGCGCAACAGGTGCTCGACGATCCGCTCAGCGGCTACGACCGGATCGCGCTGGTGCGCGGCGGTCTCAAGGCCTGGACGTACGAGGAGGCCGGCAAGCCGAAGCCGATCACCGACGCGGCGATCGAGGACCTGGACGACGAGGCGCTGGAGTTTCTCGCGCGCGCCGTGCTGCAGCTGACCAAGCCGGCGCTGTTCCAGACGGCGGAGCAGCGTGAGGCCGACCAAAAAAACGGCTGACGGCTCTGCACCGGGCACTCGACGGTGACGGGCCGATCCCGCTGGCGTATTGGCTGGCCCGCGTGTGCGACGAGTTTCCGTGCTTGTCGCCAACGACCGCGCTGCGCGAATGGCAGCAGCTGCCGGTCGGCACGCTGGAGGACGTGATCGAGGCGCGCCACTATGCGCGGCTCAAGGCGCTGCACGACGCAGCGACCACACCGGCGGCGCACGAGGCGCTGCCGCGATCGGGACTGATGGATCTGGTGAAGGTGATCACCTACGAGCGCGCGGCGGCGGAGATCGAGGCGAGGGCCAATGGCAACAGCTGACAACACGGTCACGGTCGAGGCCAACGCGGAACGGCTGCACAAGGCGATCGATCGGCTGCTGGAGATCCTACCGGCGCGCGTGAAGGCGGCCGCGCGGATCTCCGCGACCAATATCGACACCGAGGCACACCGCCGCGTACGCCGGCGGACCGGGCGCACCGCCGCCGGGATCGTCGTCCGTGAGATCGCGACCGGGTTCGTGGTGGAGGCGACGGCGCCGGCGGAGCCGCAGACCGCGCGCGGCGCCGCGGCGGTGCCGGTCTGGCTGGACTTCGGCGCGACCTCGATGCGCTTCGGCGCCAAACCGTTTTTGCGCGTCGCCGGCCAGCTGGAGCACCAGGCGCACGAGGCGCGCGTCCGCGACGTGATCGCGGAGGCGATCACCGAGGTCGGGCTGGGAGACTGACCGTGAGCACCGGCACCGATCCGAATCTCTCCGTCGTGGTTACCGCCAACCTGGAAGGGCTGCGCGAGAACCTCAACGGGATCAAGCCGCTGATCGACAACACCGTCGATGCGTTCAAGCGATCGGCGGACGCGGCGCCGGCGGTCACGCAGCTCGCCAACGCGACGCGGGCGTTCAGCGGCGAGACGCAGCGCGCGACCACGTTTACGCAGGACTTTCACAGCGCGCTGCAACGCTTCGACGGCGTGCTGAGTTCGGTCGGGATCAATATCAGCGCCGGCACGCGCGCGCTCGCGGAGATCGGCCAGGCCTCCACGCAGACGGTCGGGCAGCTCGGCGCCCTGGCGAGCGGCGGCCTGGTCGTCGGCGCCGCGTTCGCCGGCTGGGAGATCGGCCGCGTGATCGCGGACGTGTTCGGCCTGGACCGCGCGATCGAGCATCTGACCGGCAGCTCGCAGGCGCTGAAAAACGAGGTCGCCGGCGCGCAGCTGGACACGATCGCGCGCGCCAATGCGCTCGGCGCCTCGACGACCAGCTACGCGGCCGCCGTGGATTTCCTCAACAAAAAGCACAAAGAGGCGGCCGACGCGCAGAAGGCGTACGAGGCTGGGATCAAGGCGATCAAAGAGGCCGGCGACGGCTACGCCACCACGCTCGCCACGATCGACGGCCGCGTGGTCGAGGCGATCAAGTTCTATCTGGCCGCCGGCGTCTCACAGCGCGATCTCGCCGCGGCGTACGGGCTGACGGCCGCGCAGGTCCGCGCGGTCGCGGACGCGCGCGAGCACGACATCGAAACGATCAAGCTGTGGGATCAGATCCATAAAACGACCTTTGAGCTGGCGCAGCAGCACGAAAAGGAATGGGCCGCCGAGACCAAACGCGCGCTCGATGAGCGGAACAAAGCCGTCGTCGATGGCAACGCGCAGATCCGCAAAGCGAACGACGATCTCGCGGATTTCCTGGCGAAAAGCGTCCTCTCGAGTACCGACTATCAGATTAAAAAAATCTGGGATGTCGCGCACGAGCAAGAGGCCGCATTTCGCGGGACCGAAGAGCAGCGGCGGATCTTCAACGCCAACGTCGAGGCGCTCGCCAACGAATCCGCGGAGCGGCTGAAAGCCAAAGAGCGCGAGGTCGCACAAGCCGCGGTGCAGGCGGAGATCGACGCGGTCAACGCGCTGAACGCGATCATTCCGAACATCGGCCACGGTCCCGACGTGCCGAACGGCGCCGGGCCGGCGCCGATCGTGGTGCCGCCGATCGTGCTGCCGCCGGTGATCCACCAAAACGGGATCATCACGAATCAAAACACCAATCTGACCGCGCGCGCGAGCGGCGGTCCGGTCAGCGCCGGCGCGCCGTATCTGGTCGGCGAAGAGGGACCAGAACTGTTCGTGCCGCGCAGCAGCGGCGCGATCGTGCCGAACGCCGCGATCGCCGGCGGCGGCGGCACACAGGTAATTCAGCTCGTGGTCGACGGCCGCGTGCTCGCCTCAATTGTCAACGACCACACGACGCGCGCGATGCGCCAGGGCCGGCAGTTTCCGGCCGCGTAACAGGAGATCGGTATGAGTGTCGGTTATCGCAAAACGTTAGTGAGCGCGCAAGGGGACGGCCCGACGCTGACGGCCGCCGCCGCGGCGACGTGTCTACCCGGCCAGGCCAAAGTACTGATCCCGGGCGGCGCGCTCGATGCGCCAGGCAAGCTGCTGCATATCAAGGCCTCGGGCCGGATCAGCTCCGTGATCACGACGCCGGGCACCGCGCGATTCGACGTGCGGCTCGGCGGCACCGTGATGTTCGACAGCCTGGCGATCCTGCTGGACTCCGTCGCCGCGCACACAAACGTCGGTTGGATGCTCGACATCCTGCTGACGATGCGCACGCCGGGCACCGCGGCGACGCTGTTCGGACAAGGCACGTTCACGTGTGAGGACATCCTCGGCGTACCGGCGAGCGCGCCAAAGGGCGTGCTGTCCGCGATCCTGCCGTGGAACTCCGCGCCGGCGGTCAGCGGCAACACGTTCGACGCGACGGCCGCGAACATTCTCGATCTGTTTTTCACGCAGACGGTCGCCACCGGATCACTGACGCTGCACCAGTACTGCGCCGAGCTGGTGTCCTTCGAGTAAATGCCTGGCGCGCTGCTCGCTGCACCGTGGCGCAAGCGTCGTCGATCACCAGGCGCCCTGGTGCCGACGCCGCCGGCGGCGCCAGACACCCCGAGTGCGCCGTCGCCGGCGGACGCGGGGACCGCGTATTACACGCGGCTGGCGTGGACCTCTGCGCGGGCGACGAAGTTCGACATCTACCTCGATACGGTGAATCCGCCAGCGACGATCGTGGTGCCGAAATACAACACCACGACGTACGTGCCGACGCTCACGCCCGGCACGACCTACTACTGGAAGATCGTCGCGTTCAACGACGGCGGCTCCGCGGTCGGGCCGGTGTGGTCGTTCACGACGCCGGCGGCGACCGCGGTGCTGTTTTCGCTCGCCGGCCAGATCGTGACCTCGCGCGCGCGGTTTCACACGCTGTCGATCCACGAGACGCTCGGCGCCTCACCGAACACCGCGAGCGTGACGTTTGACACCGAGGCGCCGAGCGGCGGAGAGGCGATCACGATCGGCCTCGGCACGCTGGACGACGACCATTTGATTTTCGGCGGAGAGGTCCAGGCGGTCGATCAGACGTGCGTCGGCACCGCTGAGGCGAGTTCGATCTATCCGGCCACGCTGATCGATCAGACGTTCCGCATCAATCGGCGCCGGCCGTTCGGGACCTGGACGAACGTGTCGGCGTCCACGATCGCGCGCTACCTGGTCGCCACCTACGCGCCCGGCTTTACGTCCAACCACGTCGCCGACAACCTGCCGGCCGTCACGATCACCTTCGACGGCTCGGCCGATTTCATGTCGTGTATGCGCGGGCTGGCCACGGCGATCAGCACGAGCGCGACCGCCGGCAAAACCAAGATCGATTACGCCGGCGACGTCTGGCTGTATCAGACCTACGCCGGCGAGCAGCCGGATCCGCTCGACGCCACGCATCCACCGCTGCAGCTGCCGTCGCCGATCCGTTTTTCTGTCGATCACTCGCAGCTGCGCACGCGCTGCTATGGCAAAGGCCACGGCGAGCAGCTGCTGGCCGATGTCGCCGCGCGCGAGGTGATCCTGCCGGTCGCCGACGCGGTGATGTTCAATCCGACCGGCGGCCAGGCGATCGCCAGCACCACACCGGACGGCGCGCAAAGCCAGATCCTCACCTATACCGGCGTGCAGGCCGGCGGCGGCGGCTCGCTGGTCGGGCCTGGTGCGGCGCCGTCGACCGCGCCGGCCGTCGCGCGCGTGAGCGGCACCGAACTCGGCGCCGGCGTCTACAAGTACGCGTACACCGACGTGACCGCCTCCGGTGAATCGCTGCCGAGTCCACTGGCCGCGATTCTGACCGGCGACGCGGCCGCGCCAGGCGGCGGCGGCGCCGGCGTCTCCGTCGGCACACCGACCAGCGGCGGATCGGTCGACCTCGGCACACACGATTACGTGCTGACGTTTGTGACCGCGATCGGCGAGACAACGCCGAGCGCGGCGAGCAGCTCCGCGACGTCGTCCAACGTCGCCACCCCGGGCGCGATGACAAACAATCGCGGATCGGGCGTCGGATCATCGAGCTGCAACATCGGCGACGTTGTCTTTTACGTCTGCACGTTCACGAACGCCGCCGGCCAGACGACCGCCGGCGCGGCGTCCAATTCCTACACGATCAAAAACGTCGGCGGGTTCGCCGAGGGCACGTTCGTCGACTATCCCGCGCTCGCCACCGGCGCCACCGGCCGCACGATCTGGCGCAATCGCAACGGCGTGTATGACTGGATGTTTTCCAACACGTTCGCCGGCGCCGGCACGTTTCCCGACAACGGGCTGAACGGCGGCGGTACCGGCGGACTGACGCCGCCAGGCACCAACACCGCGGCGATCCGCACGATCCCGCTGACGCTGCTGACCTCGGGCGACAGCAACGTGACCGGCCGCAAGCTCTATCGCCGTTTCAACGGCAGCGGCACGTACAACCTCGTCACCACGCTCGACAACGTGGTGACGACCTACACCGATACGACGGCCAACGCCAGCCTCGGCGCGGCGGCGCCGTCCACGAACACCGCCGCCGAGCGGCGCGTGCAGCTGACCGGGATCGCCGTCGGCGCCACCGGCACGACCGCGCGCAAGGTCTATCGCACCGTCGTCGGCGGCACGCAGCTGCAACTACTCACCACGCTCGCGGATAACACGACGACGTCGTTCCTGGATACCACCGCGGACGGCGCGCTCGGCGTGAACGCACCGACCGGCGATACCTCCGGCCTCACGCAGCCGGCCGGCCAGGTGCTCGCCGGATCGACGACGCTGCCGACCGCCAGCGCGGGGCCGTTCTCCGCGGCGAGCGGCGGCTGGGCGCTGCTGAGCAGCGGCAACCAGACGATCCGCTATACCGGCGTCTCGGGCAACACGCTGACCGGGATCCCGGCCAGCGGCCCGGGCGCGATCACGACGACCGTGTTGTACGGATCGCAGGTTCTGCCGGCGCCGGCGCTGGTCGGGATCAACAGCTGGAACGGCGTCGCGCTACCGCTGGCCAAAGGCTCGGCGGTGAACATCTGGGTACAGCGCGACGATCTCGCCGCGCAAGCTGCGCTCGGCGCCCTGGAGCGTGACGCCGCCGGCAACCCGACCGACGGAATCCGCGAATACACGATCACCGACGAGCGCAGCACTGAGGCGCGCATGATCGCGCTCTGCGACGCGGACCTGGCGATCTTTAGTCGGCCGGTCGTCACCGCGCAGTACTACACGCGCGACACCAAAACCAAAACCGGCCGCACGGTCTCGATCAATCTGACCGCGAACGGCGCGCCGTGGGCACAGACCGGCGATTTCACGATCCAGCGCGTCGATCTGTCCTTCGATGGTCCCGCACTGAATCCGCTGTATGCGGTGACCGCGACCTCGGTCGCCTTCACGCTCAGCGATCTGTTGCGCCGTGTGGCGCTGCTGGCGGCCGCATGATGACGACCGCGGACGTGATCGCCGGCGTGATCGCGCGCGAGGGCGGCTTCACCAACGATCCGCTCGATCGCGGCGGCCCGACCAAATACGGGATCACTGCGCGTGATCTCGGGCGCTGGCGGCAGCTGGGGCGCGATGCGACCGCGGCGGAGGTCCAGGCGCTGTCGACCACGGAGGCCGGCGACATTTATTCCGCCTGGTATGTGGAGCCGTTCGCGGCGATCGCCGACGAGCGGCTGCGGGCGCAGCTGGTGGACTTCGGGATCACCAGCGGCGTCGGCACCGCGGCCGCGGCGCTGCAGCGGCTGCTCGGCGTGCGTGCCGACGGCCAGGTCGGCCCGATCACGGTCGCCGCGGCGGCCGCCGCCGGGCCATTCCTCCGCGCCGCGCTCGTCGCCGCGCGCGTGCGCTACCTGGAGCGCGTCGTCGATCGCGATCCGACGCAGCTGCATTTTTTCCACGGCTGGATCCGGCGCGCCGTGGCGTTTGTGACCGAGGGACAGCCATGACGACGGACCTAACGCGCGAGGAGCTGCTCGCGCATCTCGGATACGTGCGGGATGACGTGCGAGAGCTCAAAACGGACGTCGCCAGCGTCAGCCGCGACACACAAGCCAACACGCTCGCGATCGCGGCGCTGCAGCAGCAGCTCGCGGCCGCCGACGCCGCGCACGCGCGCCGCCGCACGACAGCCGACGCGCTCGTGGTCGCGGTCCTCGGCACGGTCGGCGCCGGGCTGATCGAATGGGCGAAAAGCAAGCTCGCCGGCGGGGTGAAGTGATGCGATCGAATTTCCGCCAGGCGGTCGCCGCCGTGCGCGAAGGGTTTTTGCTGACGCCGCCGCATGCGTTTATGTGGCACGGCGATCGGTACTGGATCGACGACGTGCCGGTCAGCGAGCGCGTGTATGACCTGGCGCGCGACGGAGACCTCGCCGGCGCGCGTGCGGCCTGGCTGGCGGAGTTCGACGCAGCAGCGGGGCTGGCGTGATCGCCTGGCTGATCGCCGCGGCGCTGTCGCTGACCGTGACGCCGCGCGGCTTCGCGTTTGCGCCGGCCGACGTCCGCGCACGTGTGACAATCGACGCCGAGCCGACGGCCCGCACGTTGATCGTCGCGCTCGTCTCCACCGACTACGAACAACAGAGCGAGATCCCGCTGTGGCCATCCGACCGTCGCCAAACGGTCTGGCTAGAGCCGTGGCGGCGTGTACCGGCCGGCGATTACGTGATCGCCGTGGCGGTGCTCGACCAGGCGCACACGATCCTCGCGCGGCAGACGACCGCCGTTCACATTCAACCCGGCCTCGGAGATCGCTGAACCATGCGCGCAAAAGCTGTTTGGGGCGGCGCGATCGCGCTGCTCGTCCTCGTCACCGCGGCGGCGCCGGCCGCCGCACAAGATCACACCGCCGACGTCGCCGCGGCGATCGCGCAGCTGAACGCCGCCGGCGTGGAGCTGCACGGCGCGTGCGGCGCCGCGAAGATCACCAACCTGGTCGCCTGGAATCTGCGGCCGGCGTTCGGACTGTTGCGCAAGGCCGGCGGATTCCGCGCCGTGCTGCGGCCCGACGGGACGTGTGAGAGCGGCGGCGCGGAGACCGACACCACGCGCGAGGCCGGCTTCGCGGCGGACTATCTGATCGACCGCGCGTCCTTTGTCGGCTACGACACCCTATCGGACGCCGGCGGCAGCAACGGCGCGCACTGGACCGGACCCGAAACCGATCCCGGCCTGGTCGCGCGCAATCGGCTGAACGTCGCCGAGCCGCTCGATCCGGCGCCGTACCTGCACACCGCCGCGGCGCCGCTGCCACCGGCGGCGCCGGCGACGCCGCCGATCGTCGTGGTGCCGGCGGCCGCGTGTGACCTCGGGCCGATCGCACGATCGATCGACGCGATCGCCGCCACGCTCGCCGAGCACGTGCGCGCGGACGGAGACGCGCACGCGTCGATCGCGCAGAACATCACCGACGCGCGCGCCGAGGCGCGGCCGGCGATCGAGGCCTTCAAGGCGCTCGGCGGGTTCACGGCGAAATACGTGCTGCCGGCGATCGGCGGCTATCTCACCGCGAGGCACTTCCAATGATCAAAGCCGCCGTGCTCGTCCTGGTCGTCCTGGCGATCGCGGCCGCCGGCGCGGAGTGGGCGCGTGTGGCCGCGCGCCGCGACGCCGCGGGGCGGCAGTGCGTGGCCACCGCGCGCGCGCTGTTCCCCAACGGCGAGGTCCTGCCGGAAGCATGGTGCGAGCCGTGATCCTGGCGCTGCTCGCCATTCTGATCGTCGGCCCGTTCACGCCCGATCCGGCGCTGACGCCTGGCGTCGTGCGGCCGCTGACGCGCGAGGCCGTCTGCGCGACGCGCTGGGGCGCTGATCGCCGCCATGTCACCGACGCCATGCGGCGCCGCGTGTTCGCGGCCTATCGGATCCCGTACGCGAAGCACGCGCTGTACGAACTCGATCACCTGGTGCCGCGGGAGCTGGGCGGCGCCGACGACGAGCGCAATCTGTGGCCGGAACCGTGGAGCGACGCGCACGTGAAGGACCGCCGCGAAAACGCGCTGCACGTGGCGGTGTGCCGCGGCGATCTACGACTCGAGACGGCACAAGCCGAGATCCGGCGCTGGGGGAGACGATGAGCACGCGCGTACTGACGCGGATCCGCGTCGAGTGTCTGGATGGCGATCGCTGGCGGCTGCTGGAGCCGTTCGTCGTGGTGACCGATCGGCTCGGGCGGATCGAGGTGCCGGCTGGCTTCATTACCGATTTCAACTCGACGCCGCGGCTGCTGTGGAACATTCTCCCGCCGACCGAATGCGGCGAGGCCTCGGTGCCGCACGATCTGCTGTATCAGCGCGGCGCCGTGAACGGCCGCGCGATCACGCGCGCCGACGCGGACGCGGTACACGCGGAGCTGATCGCCTGGATCGGCAGCGCGGACGATCCCGCGACGCACGATCCCGACGTGCCGCCGCGGCGGCCGCTGTCCGCCTGGCGCCGCCAGGCCTACCGGCTCGGATTACGGATCGGCGGCGGCGTCGCCTGGAGCAAGTACCGGCGCGCGGCGGCGGAGCGCGTCGCCGCGTGAGCCGCGGTACACTGCCGGCGTGCTGACCGGCACCACGCTGAACATCGGCGTCGCGCAGCTGCCTGGCCGATCGCGCCGGTGCGCGATCTGGATCTCACCGTGGGCGGATCTATCGTTCGTGATCGACACCGCGGCGCTGGCAGCGGGCGACGCGCGGCACGCCGGCGCGGATCGGTTTCCGGCCGATTGTCTACTCGTGGTCGTCCACCCGCGCACGTACCGGCAGCTGGTCGACGCGGCGATCGCGCTGCCGTACGAGACCTCGGGACCGGCGGAGGCCGCGGCGTATCTCGACCGCGCGTGCGCCCGCGATCCCGATCTGGCGCGGCGGCTCCGCTGGACGCGGACGTCGGCGCCAGGCGACGCCGATCGCCGCGAGTAACACCAGACACCACACCACGCGATCGATCACCGTCAGCACCGCCGCCTCGGCGTCTCCGCCTCCACGCGCCAGGCCAGGCCGCCGAACGAGCGCACGTGGCGGATCGCGCGGCGGCGCACCACCTGGCCGACGAAGAGCGGCGCGTGACCGCCGACGTCGCTGCAGCCACACCAGCAGTCGATCTGGATCCAGGCGCCGAGCGGCGGCGCGGTGTCCGCCAGCTGCACAAAGGTCGCGTGCTGCCAGAGGGCGCCGGCCTCGTCGAGCGGCTGCTCGGTGATCTGCAAGGTCCCGAACGCCACGCAATCGAGATCGATCCGCGTCAGCGGCCCGGGCCGCGGCGGCGGCGGCGCGGCGCCGGCGGGGGAGACGACCGGCCGCGCCAGGGCGCCGCCGATGAGGGCGAAAAAGCCGCGTCGGTGCATCGGCGGCGATCCTAACTTCATAAGCCTTCACAAGTTCGGGCGGCTGCGTCTCTTGCGTCTGGTGCGCCGCGGCGCTACACTCCCGAGCCTATGGAACCGATCACCGCCGCCACACCGGCGGCGGCGCGCGCCGTTCACGAGCGCAGCGCCGCCGACGACCTGGTCGATCGCCTCAACCGGATCCGCCTGGATCGCGATCTCACGTACGCCGAGCTGGCGGACGCGATCGGCGGCGTCTCGGAAACGCTCGTGTTCCGGTTTCTGCGCGGCACGCAGCGGCCGACCGAGCGCGCGCTGGTGAAGATCCGCCGCTACGTGGAGCGGATCGAGCGGAGCTGATCGCCGCGTGGAGGCGGCACCGATGACCGAGCAAGATTTTCGGATGATGGCCGGCTTTGCGCTGATGGGGATCCTTGCCGGCAACCGAGACGCCGCGGTCGGCACCAGCGGCCCGAGCGTGGATCACTGGACGAGCAAGGCCTGGGAGTTCGCCGAGAGCATGCGGCGCACCGCGCCGCGTGACGCAGACGCGGAGCCGCCGGCGCCGCGCCGCGGCGAGCCGGATCTGGCGGCGATCGATCGCGCGCTGGAGGGGAGCACGCCGAGCCAGTAGGGAACAGCAGAGCGTGCGGACCGCGCCGCGGCACGGCGCGGCCCGCTGACGACACACGACACCAGCCGCTCGGTTTTTGGGCACAGAGGGCGAGGCCGTATGGCGCGATTCAGTGTACGCCGGCCGCGGCTGATTGTGAGCCGCGACCGGATCACGACGGCGGACGTGGCGCGCGCGCTCCAGGTCACCCGCGACGGTGTGCGGTATCTGGTGCAGGCGGGCGAACTCACGCCGGTCGTGACGCCGGCGACGGGGCAATGGCTGTTCAGCCGCGCGGAGGTCCTGGCGGTCGCGGACGCACGCACGCGCCGGCGGCTGCGCGCACCGCGTGACGAATGGCGCGCGCGGTATGCGGCGGCGCAAGGCGGCGCCGCGGCGCACGTGGTGCCGGGCGATCCGGTCCAGGGCTGGTTACCGCTCTACCGGGATCCGGCGCAGCCAAAGGTCGATACGCGAGTGCGTAGTGAACCGTGGCGCGTTTGGCCGGCAAACGGGCCTCGTCTGATAAGCACGGTTACGGACACCCGCGCCGCGGCGGCACCGCGGCGCATGGCAAAGGTAGGCCTCGATGAGCGACACACCGATCGCCGCCGCCGCACCGGCACGCGCGACTAGTCGCCCGCTGGACGCCAAAGAGATCGCCACGCTGCGCGCGGCGCTGCGGCTGTGGATCGAGACGCCGTGGGCGGCGATCCCCGACGTCTGCTACACCGACGACGGCGCCGGCCGCCGCGGCGTCCTGGAGGACGCCGAGATCGAGCGGCTGCTGACCGCGATCGCGCACGCGCGCGAGATCGTGCTCGGGCCGCCGGTGGATCCCGAGCTGGTGGACGCGCGGCGCATCTGATGACGCCAGGCGATCCCACACCAGCCGACGCGACCGATCGCCTCTCGCTGCAGCTGCGCGCCTGGCTGCGCGAACACGCGCGCGGCGGCGCCGTGGAGATCCAGGCCGGCGCGCTGGTGTATGAGCTGGCCGCGCTGATCGCCCGCGAGGCGCCCACGGAGGCGCGCGCCTACATGCTCGTCGATCGCTGGGCGGCGGTGATGAAAACGCAGATCGCGCTATTCGGCGTCGGCGTGGACCATCCGTGATGCGCGCACCGATCGGCCCGGGCGACTATCAGAACCTGCCCACGGCGAACGTGTGGGAGGTCCTCGGCTTGATCGTGGCCGCGTTCAAAGCCGATCCCGAGACCGTGCAGTGCTTCGATCTGCGCCTGGTGCACCGCGCGTGTGAGCTGGTCGCGGAGCATGAAAACGGCGCCGCCGAGCGGCAGTTTCTGATCTGGTCGATCCAGCACCGCGCCTGGTGGCGCCCGGGCGCGCTCGGCTACACGCGCGCGGTGCGCGACGCCGGCCGCTACACCGACGCGGAGGCCGATCAGATCCTGCAGCAAACCAATTTGATCGCCGTGAACGAGTGCAAAGTGCCGCTCGCGTGCGTGGAGCCGGAGGCGTGAGGCGCGCCGGCTTCCAGGTGCAGCGGCGCCAGTGTGCGACGTGCATCTATCGCAAAGCGTCGCCGCTCGATCTGCGCAAGCTGGAGGCGGACGTCGCCGATCGGTATCTGCCGGGCCAGTTTTCGCGCTGGCGCGCGTGCCATCACGCGGCCGCCGGCAATGTCTGCTGCGCCGGATTCTGGCGGCGCCACCGCGATCGCTGCACCGCGCCGGATCTGCAGATCGCGCAGCGGCTGAACCTGGTCGTGTTCGTCACGGTGGACGATCAGTGATGGCGTGGATCGTGGCGATCGCCGCCAGCGCCGGCGCCTGGTGGATTACCGCGATCGTGCGGCGTCGGCACCGGGCCGCGCAGCGGCGATCGCGATCGTTTTCACGGAAGGAACTCGTACGCCGCGGCTGGATCGATCGCTGAGATCGGCGGCCGCGATTCACCACGACGACCGCGCGTGCGGGGCACACACGCGCGGCGTCGTGACAGACGCAACCGGAGCGGAGGACGAAGGGAGCACCACGACCAGGCCGGCGATCCGACGGCGCGCCTTCCCAGCGCGCGCTCGTCGCGATCGCGCGGAATAGCGGCACCGCGCGCGGGCTACGTCACCCGCGGCCGCGGACGTGAAACGACGCGACACTCGCTCGATCGTACGCAGGACCTTAACCAACCGATCGGGGACTGCACGCGGCTGAACCTCTCACAGCCGGCCGCGTGGGTTCGTCGTGTCGGTGACCGGAGGACCTATGCACAAGCTGGGAACGAGTGCCGAGATCAGTGTAGCAGCAGCACGGCGCGGCGGCGGCGGCGGGTTCACACGATGAGCGCGCCGCGGGAACCACACCGCGCCTCGATTGACGAGCGAATCAGCTGGACGACCGATTTTTCCAAACCCGCGGATAAGGTCGTCCTCGGCGCCCTGGCGTTTTGGGCGAACTTCGACGACGGCCGCAATGCGCGCCCGGGTATGGATCGCCTGGTCGCGCGCGCCAATCTCCCCAAACGGACCGTCGAGCGATCGCTGCGGCGGCTCCAGGACGAAGGCCGGATCGTGGTCACCGGCCGGCAACATCTCGGGTATACCACCTATGCGATCGTGCTTGAGCGGTTAGCGAGCACGCGGCCCGATCTCAAAGTGCGCCGCGCGCGGCCCGCACTGTCCGCCAACCTGGCGGACAACGACGCCGATCTGCAGTCCGCCAACCTGGCGGACCTGTCCGCCAATGTGGCGGGCGCTGTCCGCCAACCTGGCGGACGTACCCGTAGATCAGTACCCGTGATCAGTACCCAAGTGCACCGGCGCGACGAGCACGCGCCGGTCGCGGCCGCGTCAGAAAACGCGACGGCCGCCGGTGGCGCAGTCTTTGAGCGAGGCGACTATGGGCTGGCTGTTACGGAAGGGCAGACGCTGGCGGCTGGAGCCGCCGACGTTTGCGCAGACGGTGACGATCACGCGCGAAGTGATGGGCTGCTATCCCGATCACGATCCGACCAGCTGGTGCGACCTGGCGGCGCGGATCCTGGTGGCGCGCGGGTTCAGTTATCAGACCGAGACGATCCACCGCGCGATCGCGGCGCTGCAGCCGCGCCAGTGCAACAAACCTTCGGACCGCTCGCGCTCGGCGACGACGCCTTCACCGCGATCGGCGCCGCCGGTGCAGCCGCTGACGATCGGGCGCGTAGTGAGAGGCGGCCGCTCGTGACGCTCGCCGATTACTGGCGCAGCGCGATCGATCGCAAACGCAAGGCGCGCGAGGCGGCGTCGTGAAAGCGTGGTTCCTGGTGCCGGCCGACGGCCGCGCGATCTGCGGCCGCTGCACGACCGAGATCGTGCCGGGCCGGCCGGTGCTCGTCTACATCGGCAACAGCCGCACGCGCTGGCAGAAATTCCGCTGCAGCGCGTGCGCGGACGAACCAACGCCGCCGGCCGACAGCCTGCCACCGCTGCCGCGGCTCGCCGCGCTCCGTGAGGAATGGCCACACGATGACGCATAAATTCCGCGCGGCGCTGGCGCCGGTGCATCTCGGCTACGCGGTCGGCAGCGGCGAGCCGGTCGCGATCCCGATCGGCCATCTGTGCGTGACAGGGCAGACGCAACAGGCCGGCAAAACGACGGCGCTGGAGGCGCTGATCGTGCGATCGGGATTGCGATCGGTGTCGTTCATCACCAAACGCGGCGAGCAATCGTTCCGCACTGGCCACATGATCGCGCCGTACTTCCGCGAGCGCGCCGATTGGCAATTTGTGGCGTCGCTGATCGACGCCACGATGGGCGAAAAAAACAAGCTACTGCGATCGTTTCTGATGAAAGTGTGCCGCGGCGCGGAGACGCTCGCGGACGTGCAGCGCAATGTGATCGCCGCCAAAGGTTCGTCGCGCGGCTTTTCCGAGAGCATCTACACCGAGATCGAGGGGTATCTCGATCTGGTCGTCCCGCAGCTGCGCGAGCTGCCACCGTCGCGGCACTTCACGCTCGGTGACGGCTTGAACGTGATCGATCTGACCGCGTACCGCGTGGAGCTGCAAGGCCTGGTGATCCGCTCCGTGCTGGAGCACGTGTACACGCACGAGACCGACGTGGTCACCGTCATACCGGAAGCCTGGGAATTTCTGCCGGAGCAGCGCGGCTCGCCAGTGCGGCTCGCCTTTGAAACGTTGGTGCGCAAAGGCGCCGCGCTCCGTAATTTCGTCTGGATCGATTCACAAGATCTCGCCGGCGTGTGGAAGCTGGCGATCCGCGCGTGCCCGGTGTTCCTGGTCGGCGTGCAGCGGGAGGCCAACGAGATCAAACGCACGCTCGCCAACATTCCGGCAAGCGTGGCCAAACCAACCGCGGCGGACGTGGCGACGCTGGAGCTGGGGCAATTCCTGGCGTGCTGGTCGCGCAACGCGATCCGAACCTACGTGCAGCCGGCCTGGATGACGAAGGACCTCGCGCGCAAGGTCGCCACCGGCGCGATCGATCTGCGCAATGCAAACGCGATCGCGACCGCCGGCAACGTGACGCGCGCGGCGCGCCAGGTGCTCGGGCCGCGCATCTCCGAGGACCTGGCGCGCGCGCTGGCGCCACCGCGGAAAGGGGAGCCGAACGTGACGAAGGCCGAAGCCGCGGATCTGCAGCGGCAGATCGCGGCACTCAAAACCGAAAACGAGGACCTCCGGCGCCAGCTGCTGATCGCGAACGCGCACCGCGGGCCGACGAACGATCCGCCGGCGCCGCGCAAGCTGGTGACCGCTGAGGCCACGGTCGACGACGCGATCTACGAAGGCGTCAAAACGCGGCTGCTGGCCGACGCGGAGCTGGCCGGCGCGCTGCTGCGGCTCCGTGAGACGCGGCCCGAGCTGGTCGTCACGGTGGAGCGCACCACGATCACGATCGACGGCACGCAGCTGAAAGGCCGCGTCGCGCGGCTGATCGCCGACGGCTTTTTCGATGAGGGCGCCGCGGCCGGCGCGGTCCGCAAGGAACTCAAGCGGACCGGCCGCGATGTCAACGACGGCTCGCTGTGGCGCGTGCTCCGCGAGCTGGTCGCCGAGCGGTTTCTGACGCTGGAGGGGAGCACGTACCGGCTGGCACCAGGCGCCAAAGTGCGCGTCGAGGAGCCATGAGGCGAGCGGGCCGCCGGGGCGCCTCCGCGGGCCGCCAGGCGGGGCCAGCGGGCCAGGGGAGCCGCCAGGCCGCCAGCGCCGCCGCGCGCGCCAGGCGGGCCGCCAGGGCGCCGGCAGCCGGCCGCCAGCGCGATCCCGAGACGCTGGCGGAATGGCAGGAGGCGGTCGACGCGGCCGCCTTCTGGCTGCTGGTGGACGACGCTCGGCTGTATGGCCTGGTGACCGCGCCGGAAGTGGACCGCGCACGGTGTGAGGACCTGGTCGCCCGCGGCCGGCTGCGCGGCGTCGTGCCGCGCACTTCATAACACTTGTGAAGTGATGCCGAGCCGTGATCAACTCGCCCGGTGCGCGCGCAACAGCTGCCGCTCGTGTGGCAATGGGCGTTCCTGTTCGCGGAGGCGATCCCGGTGACGCGGCTCGCCTGGGAGGGCACCGAACTCGGGCGGCGATCCACCGATCGCCAATTTCAGATCGTGCGCAACTTCAAGGCCGGCGGCTGGCGGCTGCTCGACGCCGCGTGGATCGAGATCGCCACGCTGCCGTCGCTGGCCGCGGCCGAGTACCGCGCTGAACAGATCGCCGCGCGGGCCGCGGCGATCCATCGAAGGGAGAACACCACATGCGGATCCACTGGTGGCGCGCCACCACCGACGACCGACTAATCGTGCCGAACGTGCTCACGCCGTTCTGCATCATCTGCAGCCTCGTGATCGTCTACGCCGCGATCCTCGCCGGCGTGGAGTTTTTCCGCGGCGATCTGATTGCCTCCACGGTCTGCGCGTTTTTCGCGGCGGCGACGAGCGGGCTGTTGCTCGCCGGCGTGCACGCGGCGGAGCAGCAGGCGCGCTGGCGCCGGGCGATCGAACGCGACGTCGTGCGCGCCGCGGCGGAATGGCGGCGGCCGCGGCCGTTTCCGTCGGTGCACCAGTGATGCGCACGATCGCGATCGCCACACACAAAGGCGGCACCGGGAAAACGGTCTCGGCAATGGCGATCGCCGCGGCGTTCGCACGTGACGGGATCGCGACGGTCCTGGTGGACCTGGATCCGCAAGGGCACAGCACGCTCGGCCTCGGCGTGGAGATCGCGCCCGGTCAGCCGACACTCCGCGATCTGATCGTGGAGCCGCCGCGGCCGCTACACGAGATCCTCGTGGCCACGGCGATCGCGGCGCCGCCGGCGACGCCCACCTACGACCACGGACGCGGCGACGGACCGCTCACGCCGTGCGCGATCTGTCAGCGCGTGGCCACGCGGCCGCCGCTGCGCGTGCTGCCGGCGGACCTCACCGCGGAGCGCGACGCGCAGCTGCTGGCGATCCGGCTGAATCGCGAGCGCGTGCTGCGCAAGGCGCTCGCGCGGCTGCAGCCGGCGCCCGAGATCGTCGTGATCGATTGTCCGCCGTCGCTCGGGCCGCTCACGGAGAACGGGATCGCGGCCGCCGACCTGGTGCTCGCACCGTGCCAGATGGAAGCGCGCAGCTACAGCGCCGTCGGCGATCTGCTGCAGCTGATCGCGGCGGTGAAACAACCGAGCGACGACGATCCGCCGTTTGAGAACTGGCGCATCGTCTACACGCGGTATGACGCGCGCAAGAGCGCAACGAACCGCATGATCACCGCGGCGCTGGAGGCTTACGCCGATCACACGCTGACGACGCGGATCCCGCAGTCCGAGGCGCTGAACCAGGCGCAGATCGATCAAGTGGACGTGTTCACGTATGCGCCGGCGTCCAAAGGCGCGGCCGCATACCTGGAGCTGGCGCGCGAGCTGCGGCCGCTGCTGGAGCTGCCGGCGGCCGCGGAGGCCTGGTCGTGAGCGCGAAGCGGACCGCGCGAACGGAACAGCGCGCCCGGGAGACGGCGCGATCGCACCGCCAGGCGCCGCTCGTGGCGCCGGGGCGCCGCGGCTACAGCGCGATCACGATCTCGCTCTACACCGACGAGCTGTTGTTCGTGGAACGCCTGGTGCTGCAGCTGGAGGCCGCCGGCGATCCGAAGGCCAGCCGATCGCGCGTCCTCCAGGAAGCGGTCGCGCAGCTGCGCGCGGTCCTGGAGGCGCGCGGCCTGGAGGACGGCGCCGATCTGCTGCAATTCTTCCGAGACGAGGCCGTCGCCAGGCGCCAGCGGCCACCGCTGCGCGGCACTTCATAAGCCTTCACAAGCCTGTTGCACGTGGAACGCCGGCGGCGGGGCGGCGGCGCCGGTCCGCCTTCCAATAACCCAACGGTTAGGTTATACTGTTGAGTATGGAAAACGTCAGAACCGACCACGTGCTCACCACGGCGCAAGCTGACCTCGTCGCGCTCCAGGCCGCCGGCGCCGGCGCGTACAGCTTTGAGCGGTACGGCGCGGCCAATTGGCAGGCCGCCGCTCGGATGCTGGCGCGCCGCCGCTACACCGCGCGCGCGATCGAGGCGATCCTCCGCTCCAAGTGGACGCGCTGGGCCGCGGACGCGGCCAACAAATCGGAAGGCGCCACCGCGGAGGACCTGGCGCGGTTTCTCGACACCGATCACCAGACCGGCGATTGGAAGGTCGCGGAGCTGATCGCGCAGACCTTTGAGTAACACCGCGGCCGCGATCCCTGGACCGGATCGCGGCCGCCTTCGTTCACCCCAACACCACGGAGATCCGATTATGCCAACGATCGCACTCACCGCTGCCGACAAGGTTGTGTACGAACTGGTCGGCTACGTCAGCCGCAACAGCGCGCACCGCGGGTACGCGCTGCGCCACGAGATCCTCGCGCTGCAGCACTACGCGGCGCCGAACTCCGTCACCGACAGTTTGATGAAACTGATCGCCGCCGGCGTCCTGTGCTGTTACCACGCGCGCGACGGCGTGCGGCTCGCCACCGCGCACGATCGCGGGCTGACGTGCGACGCGCTCGGCCGCGTGATCGTGGTCTCGATCCCTGCCAACGAGGCGCGGTCGTGATCGCCGCGGCGGTGCTCGGCCTCAGTCTGCACTACGGGATCGTCGTGGGCTGCAACGCGGCGGACCTGGCGACGACCTTTCAAGCGTTCAACCGCGGCGCCGTGGAGGGGAACGGCGTCGTCAGCGGTCAGCCGCGCGCCACGCTGGCGCTGAGCAAGGCGAGCGCAACGGCGGCCGTCGTCCTGGCCGCGAAGCTGCTCGACGACCGTGGCCATCACCGCGCCGCGCGCATCCTGGCGATCGCGGACGCCGGCGTCACGTGCGCGGCCGCGGTGCATAACACACAGGTGCGCCGATGAGCCGCCGGCGGAAACCGCTACCGCTCGCGGCGGAGGTCGGCGGCGCGATCGTCGGCCTGGCGAACGATCTGCCGGCGAAGCCGCACAAGGTGCGCCGCGCCTCCGAGCTGGTGCTCAGCGCGAAGCGGCTGGAACGGCTCCAGGCGCGCCGGCGCAAGCTGCGCGCGGAGCTGCGGCGCATCGAGGCGGACATCCGGCACGAGCGCAAGATGCTGCGCGCCCTGGCCGGCGTGGTCGACGAAGGCGGTGCATCGTGAGGCGCCAGCGGCCGCCGCACTGCCTGGAGTGCCGCGAGGCCTCGACGGGCCGCTGCCACCGGCACGCCGGGATCCCGCTGATCGAGGCCGGCGTGGCGATCTGTCCGCGCTGCGGCGGCCGGCTGGACGTGATCAGCGCGCCCGACGGCTACGTGATCGACCTGGTCGTGCCGGCGGACCGCGCCGGCGCCGGCGGCCTGGTGGAGCGGCCGCGCCTGGCGCCGTTCGTGGGCTGCACGGTGTGCGAGTTCTGCGCCGAGGTGCGGCTGTGAGCGCGCGCACGATCGCGACCGACCATTGGGTTCGCACCGCCGACGGCGCAATCGGCCGCGTGCGGTACGTGTATGAGAACGGCACCGCCGACGTCGGCATCGACGGAGAGGCGGACGACCGCGCCACGGTGAATCTGCCGCTCGCGGAGCTGCGCCGGATCGTGGATCCGTACCGGCAGCTGCCGCCGATCGACGGACTGCCGGCCGAGCGGCCGCGCTGCGCGTTTTGCGATCGCAAGCTGCGGCCGATAACCACGCACGAACGCCGCAAAGGGCTGATCGATTGGACGCGGCCGGCGGTCGTGCGGCGGCAGTTTATCCGCTGGGATTCGTACGACGGTTTGTTTTGCCGGCTGGTCTGCGCGCGTCAGTTCGCGTGTGCAGCGCACCGTGCCGGGTATCGGATCGTGAGGGGGAGCAAATGAAACTGATCATCCTGTTCGTCGCGGCGCTGACCGCCGCGTGCTCGGTGGCGGCGCCGCCAACGGCGCCGTCGTCACAGCCGGCGCCAGGCGTGCCGGCGCGCCTGGAGCTGTCCGCGGCACCAGGCCTCGGCGCCGCCGGCGGCACGGTGGCGATCCAGGCGCGCGTGATCGACGCCTACGCGGCCGCGGTGCCTGGCGCGGCCGTCACGTTCCAGGCCTCCGCCGGCACGCTGTCGGCCGCGGTCGTGGCCACCGACGTCGCCGGCGTGGCGCGCGTCACGCTCAGCGAGGCGCCGGCCGGCGTGGCCGCGATCGCCGCGCGCACCGACACCGTGCACGCGGAAACCACGGTCGCCGTGCAGCCGCTGCTCGTGCCGCCGGCGCCGCCGGTCGCCGATCCGGTGCTCGGCCTCTCCGTGCGGCGCCTCGGGCCGCCGCTGGCGTACCGCGTGGCGGTGACGTTCTCCGCTGATGACGTGGCCACGCGCGGGATCGCGTATACGTTTCTCGATGAGGGCGCCGCGCTGAACGACGTCGTCGTCCAATCCACACAGCGCACGCTCGATCACACGTTCGCGCACGCGGGACTGTTCACGGTGCAGGTCGACGCCACGCTGGCCAACGGTCACACGATCAGCGCGCGCGAGGCGCTCGTGGTGCAGCCGTGAACACGTGGATCGTGATGTGTGAGGTTAGCGGCGGCGTCACCGGGCACCGCGTCGGACCGCTGCGCGGCGGCGACGGCGGCCAGGTGCTGCACTTCACAGAGGCGGAGGCGCGCGAGCGCGCGCGGCAGCTGAACGAGGACGCCGCGGCGCGGCCGGCGCGCACGGCGACATTCCGGTACTGGCCGGCGCCCGCGGAGGCAGACTGATGCAGAAACCACGGAAGGCCGCAACGATCGACGACAACGCCCTGGCGCGTGAATGGGCGCGCCGCGCCGGCTCGCGCACCAGCGCCGCCAAAGCCGCGGCCGCGCGCCGCAACGGCAAGCTCGGCGGCCGACCGCGCAAACGCCCGAGCCGCTAACTCACCGGCCGCCGGCGGCGAACGACAGACGGACGCCGCCGGCGAGCATCACGATCCGATGCTGCGGCCAGACTTGCTGCAGCGCCACCCGATACCGCTGGACGTCGCTGACCTCCGGCTCGCCTGGCAGCTCCACGACGATCACGTCACGCGGCGCCGGCTCCGCGCGGCCAATCCGCGTCGCGGCCGGCAGCGCGGCGAGGACCTTGAGCGCATCACGTCGATCCATGCGCGCATTTTACGCGGCCTTTCCTCGACGCTTGCGGGGCGCCGCGGCCGCCGCCTGGCCACGCACCGCCGCCAGACTCTCCAGCAGCGCGGCCTTGAGGTCGGCCGTCGCCCGCGGCGCCGGCGCCGCCGGCGCGCCCGCGGTGTCCTCACCAGCGATCCGCCGATCGATCACCTGGCGCAAGCCGGCCACATACGCGTCGGTGAACGTGTCCAGGCGCAGCGGCGCGGTGAACGTGGCGACCACCTGGCGCGCCAGCTTGACGTCGGCCGCCGGCGCCTGGCCGGCGATCGCCGTGAGGTCGACGACGTCCTCCAGGGCGCGCAGCTCCGCGGCGTGGTGCAGCGTGTGGAGCACGAGCGCGCGCTCCAGCGGCCGCACGGCGATCAAGTACTCGCGGCCGTAGATCGCCAGCTTGCCGATCCCGATCCGGTCCGCCATTGCCTCGCGCATCACCACGAACGCGTCGGCGCCGCCTTTGTCTGGCGCGAGGTAGTAGGTGCGATCGATGTACATCGGATCCAGCTGGCGCGCCGGCGCGAATTGCACCAGGTCGATCACGCGCGTGGATTCCGGCCGTACGGCGTCCAGGTCCTCGTCGCGCAGCACGACGTACTGACCTTTGGCAAACTCAAAGCCTTTGACGATCTCGCTATTCGGGACCTCGCGCGCGCACTGCGGACACCAGCGCCGCTGCTGCACGCGCGTCTGACATGCGTCGTGCAGCTGATTGAAGGACAGCGCCGCCGCGGCGTCGGTCGCCGGGAACACCAAGATCGGAATGTTGACGAGGCTAATTTTCAGGTGACCGCGCCAGGTGGCACGCATGGATCGAGGTCCTTTCACGCTGCCGGATTTTCGGCAGCAGCTGACGCCGGCGAGCTGGCTGGACGCCAGAGCGACGACGCGGTGATGCGCACGCGGCCGCCGGCGGTCCGCCGGATCTGGAGTTTCCCGGCCGACATCCAGTTGTAGATCGTACGGCGGCTGACACCGACGAGCTGTGCGGCTTTGGTGATCGAGACGAGCTGTTCATCGGACATGTACCCGGTATCGGGCAGATCGGCACGGTGCTGCACCACGCGCGGAGCTGAGCCGAAAAAGGACAATAGAGGCGTGAACCTTGCGAGCAGAAACGGTCGGGCACATGAGTAGTCGCTCGGATGATGCCGACGTCAGCGCGCCAGCGCCGGCGCCGGCACTGGTGGACCGGCGCCGCGGTCGATCGCGGCCGATCGCTGGCGGCTCACGTGCCACCGATCCGCCGCTGACAACGCGCGACGTGGGCGACTACATGGGGCGGTCGACGTCCTGGGTTCGTGGCGCGATCGACGAGGGCGTGTGGGTACCGGGCGGCCTGGTGCGCCTCAAAGCGGAATCGCTCACGTTCAACGGGCGCCGCACACACCGGATCCATCTCGACGACTTCATTGCATTTCTACAGGCGATCGGCTGGCGCCGGATCCCGCGGCATCCACGCGAGAGCACCGCGGCTTGAGCGCGCGGAGCGGCTTGAGCGTACTGAGCGGCTAGAGCGCACAGAGCGCGGCGAGCGTCTCCAGGATTCCGACCGGCTGCAAACCTCGACAAGTGCGCGACTCTGATCCCATCACGCGCGCGATTCACCGCGCCGCGTGCTCCAGGGTTCAGCGTGACACCAGCCGCAATTGCCTCGACGCCGTGGACCGTAGGCGCGTGCGCCTCGTTCATGGGCTTCGACTCCAGCTTCATTCGTCGCGCGATCGTGCGCGGCATCACCAGCGGCGACCGCCTGGTGCAGCTCGACGCGGAGGTCACGATCGTCCGCGGCCGCCGCCAGTACCGGATCCACCTGGATCACTTCGTGGCGTTCCTACAGGCGCTCGGCTGGCAACGGCTGCCGACGCCGGCTGATGGTCTCGCGGTCGAGCGCGCGAGCCGCTGATGCAGCGGCCGTACTACAAACGCGGCGGCGTCACGCTCTACCTCGGTGACTGTCGGCAAATCGTGCCGGCGCTGCCGCGCGTCGATCTGCTGCTGACCGATCCGCCGTACGGCGCCGGCCGCAGCGGCGGCACCGGCAAATACGGCGAGCAGAAATTCCGCCGCAGCGATCTGCGCTGGGATGACGCCGCGCCGGCGCCGTGGATCCTGCAGATGCTCGTCGACCACGCGGAGCGCGCCGTCGTGTTCGGCATGAACTATTTTTCGCTGCCGCCGACGCGCAATTTCTTCGTGTGGGATAAGGGCGCCGGCTTCAAGGGCCGCACGTTTGCCGAGTGCGAGCTGGCCTGGTGCTCGTGGGATGCGAACGCGCGTGTGTTCATGCGCGATCCGCTCGCGCGCCGCGACTACCACCGCGGCAAGTTTCACCCGACACAGAAACCCGTCGCGCTGATGCGCTGGTGCATCGAGCAAGCCGGCGACGTCCGCACGATCCTCGATCCCTACGCCGGCAGCGGCACGACCGGCCTCGCCGCGCTGGAGCTGGGGCGCGAGGCGGTGCTGATCGAACGCGAGGAACGGTACTGCGAGATCGCTGCGCGCCGCATCGAAGCCGCGCGGCGTGAGGAACGGCGCGCCGCATGATGACCGCGCTCGATCGGCTCACGGCGATCCGCGTGTTCCTGGAGCGGCTGAACCGCCGATTTCCCGAAGGAATCCCGCTCGAGTACGCCGCCGCGATCCGCGCGGAGCTGGCACCGCTCGTCGAGGACGCGCAGCTAGAGATCATCGAGGGCGAGCTGCGCGCGGAGCTGTTGTCGCTGTCGCTCAGCGATCTACTTGCGGCGACGGAGCGGCACTGATGCCGAGCGCACCGCTGTCGCCATGTCGCGGATCGGCCGGCTGTCCGAACCTCACACCAGCGGGCACGCTGTGCAGCAGCTGCGCGCCAACGCACGGTCGGCGCACCGCCTCGGCGCGTGGTTATACGTCGTACTGGTCAAAAACATTCCGCGCGCTGTTCGTGCGACAGCTGATCCGCGCTGGTGTTGCGCCGGTCTGCGGCGCTGCGCTGCCAGGCGGGCCAGCGATGCGCGAGAGCATTTGCAAAGCAGAAGGCCGCATCACGGATCGTCGCCTTCACCTTGATCACGATCCACCACTGCAGGAACACGAGCGCAGCGATCGTCGCAGCGTGTGCGATCCGCTGCGCGTGGGATTCCTCTGTGTGTCGTGTCACTCACGCAAGACCAATCGCGAGCGGCGCGCGCGAGCACTGTAGATGCGAACGCAGCACGCGACCGTCGTGTGGGGGGGGTATGGCCTTGATCTTTGTTTAGGGCCAAACCTGGCGGAGACCGGGCCCGGTCGTTTACACAAAAACTTTTTTTCAAAGATTCCTGGAGGTTTTCAAACATGCGCGCACTACTGCAGCTGATCGCCGGCGACACCGAGCGACGCCTGGTGGCGGAGGCCTTCGCGGAATGGCGGCGCCGGTATCAGGCCGATCCGGCGGCGTTCGCGGATACCGAACCCGATGATCCGGCGGCCGCCGGCGAAGCCGACGCCGCGTATTTCCTGGAGCTGCTCGCGGACGTGGCGCGCGTCCAGGTCGCCGCCGAGGCGCTCCGATGATCGCGGCGATCGCCGCGGCGATCCAATCGACGGCGGCGATCCTGGAGCTGCTCGCGGCGATCGGCCGCGCGCTGGCGGGGCTGGTCTGATGCCACGCGGCGGACCTCGCGTCGGCGCCGGCCGCAAGCCAACCAAAAAGCGCGTGCTGTCGCTCGTCACCACGCGCCGCGATCCCGCGCCGGCGCCGGCGCCGCCGGCGGAGGCCTCCGCCGCGGCCGCGGCGGCCGACGACGACCTGGCGCTGCCGCCGAGCGACCTCACGTCGGCGGAGCGTGACGTGTGGCGCACGTGCGCACCGCTCGCGATCGAGGCGCAGACGCTGACGCCGGCCACCGCGATCGGATTCCGCGAGCTGTGCACCGTCGCGGCGCTGACGCACGCGATCGCGGACTCGATCGACCTGGAGCGCAACCACAAAGAGCCGCAGCGGCGCGTGATCGCTGACGGCTTGAAGCTCTACACCAAGTATGCGCAGCGGCTCGACGGGCTGCTCGCACGCTTCAAGCTGACCGCGTTCGGCAAGCCGGTCGACGGCGCCGCGCGCCAGGCCGCCGCCGCAGCCGCCGCCGCGAATCCGTGGGCGGCCGTCGCCAAACAGCCGTGAAGGATTACGTCGGGATCGCGCGGGCGTATGAGGCGGCGGTCGCCGCCGGCGAGATCCTCGCGTGTAAATGGGTCCGCCTGGCGTGCGAGCGGAACGTCCGCGACCTGGCGCGCGTCGGCACCGATCCCGAGTTTCCGTATCGGTTTGACGCCGCGGCCGCGACGCGCATCTGCCGCGCGGCCGAGCAGTTTCCGCATATCAAAGGACCGAAGGCAAAGGTCGTCGGCCGCGACAGCGAAGGCCGCAATCGCTGGGCGACGATCGTCCTGGAGCCGTGGCAATGCTGGCTGCTGACGACGCTGTTCGGCTGGCTGCACGTGCTGACCGGCGCGCGGCGATTCAAGGTCGGCCTCGTCCTGGTGCCGCGCAAAAACGCTAAATCCACGCTCGGCGCCGTGATCGCGAACGTCCTCACGGCGGCCGACGGCGAGAGCGGCGCGGAGGTCTACAGCGCCGCCACCACGCGCGAGCAAGCCAAAGCCGTCGCCGAGACCGCGTGGGAAATGGTGAAGCGATCGCCGGAGTTCCGTGAGTACTTCGGCGTACGGCTCGGCGCGAAAACGACGCGCAGTTTGGAAGTGCCGGCCACCGCGAGCAAGTTCGCGCCGCTGTCCGCTGACGCGCACACGCTCGACGGCCTGAACGTCTACGGCGCGATCGTCGATGAACTCCACGCGCATCCAACGCGCGACGTGTGGGACGTGCTCGACACCGCCA